TATATATTAACTATCATGAGGTTAAGTTCATCATGCTTCTAATGATCGAAAAGAAGTATTGAACAAATCTAAAAAAATCTAGCAAAATTTTAAAAATCACAAATTATTGAAAATTATTAAAAATACAAATCTAATCAAATCTAAGCAAACTATGCAAAATCTCTAATCTTGAGTATCATTTTGAGTATGGCCCTAAAAATGATAATTGGATACTCAAGATTTCATGTTAAGTGACTCTAAAATTAGAAGTGCAAAACCAAAAGAAAAGCTTTATCGAATTGGTGATTCGGATGGTTTATGTATTGAAATTAAACCTAATGGAAAGAAGTATTGGCGCTATCGTTTCCAGTGGCTTAAGAAAACTCAAATGATGAGTTTAGGCGAGTACCCTATTGTGGGATTAGCCGAAGCTCGTACAAAAAGAGATGAAGCTAAATCTTTAGTAGCAAGCGGTATAAATCCAGTTGAAGAAAAAGAAAATCAAAAAAAAGCTAAATCTGATGAATATGAAAATAGAGTTCTCTTTAAACATGTTGCTGCAGAATATAAAGCTGAAAAACTAAAAAATCGTTCAGAAAGATATCAAGAAGCTTTTCAACGTGCTTTAGATAAAGATATTTTAAAAGTTATTGGTGATAAGGATATTAAAGAGGTTACCTCAGCAGACGTTTTGACAATTATGAAAAAGACGATTGCGCGAGTTAAGCGTCAAAAAAACCATGGTACTGGCGAAGTATCAGCAATCCAAAATCGTACTTTTATTGGTGGTGTAATGCGTTATGCAATCGCTACACTTAGAGCTGAGTATGACCCAACGTATGCAGTTAAAAACGTTGTTGAGCGTCCTGAAATAGAACATGCCAGACCAATGGAAAAACATGAAGCTGTGCAACTCAGGAATAAATTAAATAGTTATGGTGGATCTACTACAGTTAAAAATGCTGGTCTTGTAATGCTCTACTCAATGCTTAGGACTATCGAGATCCGTCGCATGAAATGGGAATATGTCGATTTTGAAGAAAGAACAATCACCTTTCCAAAAGAGATGATGAAAAAGAAACGTATTCATATCGTTCCTATGTCCGATCAAGTTTTTAATATTCTTCAAGAGCAACGCAATATTGTTGGAAATCGTGAATATGTTTTCCCAGCAATTTATCAAGATGGAATGCTCTCAGCTACTACATTGAACAAAATGCTTGATTATATTGGTTTGTCTGATGTAACAGCTCATGATTTTCGCGCTACAGCCTCCACATTACTAAATGAAAAAGATTACGATGATAAATGGATTGAAAAACAACTAGCCCATGCCGATGGAAATAAAACCAGAGCTACATATAACCATGCAAAATATCTTGAAAGCAGACGAAAAATGCTACAAGACTGGGCTAATATCGTAGATAGTTGGGCTAATTAATAGGTGGTCTATGTGCGCTAATTATGAACCTATATCAAAAGACCGAGTACATCTACTAGATTTGCTTGAGCCGACATTTGAATATAAAAATGATGTTTATCCTGGTTACGACTGCCCTCTTATTTTTTCTAAAGATGGCCACATTGAATGGCGCCAAGTAAAATTCGGTATGATTCCACCATGGAACCATGATTTTAAGTTTTCCAAGTTCACATACAACGCTAGAACAGAAACTGTAGATAAAAAGCCAAGCTTTAGACATGCATGGGCTAAAAGCCAGTTTGCGTTAATACCCGTAGAAAAAATTTATGAGCCTAGGTATGTGAATGGTAAAGCGGAAAGATGGGGAATTTATAGAGGAGATGGCTTGCCTTTCACCGTTGCAGCTATTTACGATTCTACTGTCATTGATGGGCAGCAAGTAAGATCTATGTCGATGTTGACTATTAATGCAGATAATCACCCTTTTATGTCACAGTTTCATAAACCAGAAGATGAAAAGAGATCTATCATCGTCATTCCTGAAGAGTATCGTAAAGACTGGTTGAACTGTAAAAAAGAGGATGCTGATCAGTTTTTCTTTGAGATGCCCCTAGGTGAATTTACTGCAGAATATTTTCCTAAACCAAGAAAATCAGCCAATTAAGTGCGTAGAATTTCCGACCAAATGCACAATAAGGAACGTCAATTTTTGACTTCTACTTGTTTATCCACAGCTTTTTAAATTTGAATTTAAGCTCATCTCTAGAATATCATCTTGAATATGTTACAAAATCAAGCTAGGGGAAACATATGAGCGAAATTGCACCTTCCATTATCAAGATAAAGCCATACCTTCAAAAAAGTTTTGTTTTATCTGAGGCCTTATCTATCAAACAAGTTGTACCATCAACACACATGCTTGTCCCTTACGCACTTGAAAAGATTTCAGCAGGCTTCCCCAGTCCAGCTCAAGATTATGTAGATAAAGCGCTCGATATGAACGAGCACTTAATCAAAAATGAAACCGCTACATTTATTGTCAAAGTTGCTTCGCTTTCGATGCTTAACGCTGGTATTGATATTGATGATGAACTAATTGTTGACCGTAGCCTTGATGCAAAACACGGCGATATTGTCGTGGCACTAATCGATAATGATTTCACAGTAAAACGCCTAATGATTGACGAATCCGGTCAATGGCTCAAAGCAGAAAATCCAGAGTATAAAGATATCTACTTATTAGATGGACAAGAACTACTTATCTGGGGTGTTGTCACTCATATCATTAAAATGACAAGAAAAAGATCATGAAACACGAGGAGAAAGTCTTTTTCCTAATTGACGTCAACAATATGTATGTCTCATGTGAAAGAGTCTTTAATCCAAGTTTGAACAATAAACCTGTCATTGTCTTATCAAATAATGATGGGTGTGCCGTCGCGCGCAGCAACGAATCAAAAGCCCTAAACATAAAAATGGGTGTGCCCCTATTTCAGATTAAAGATATAGTGAAACAGAACAATGTGATTGTTTTATCTAGTAATTATGCGCTATATGCGGAGATGTCTAGACGTTTTCACAAGATACTTGGTTCATATGTTACCGAAGAAGAAGTTGAGGGGTATTCTATCGATGAGTGCTTTGTAGATTTTTCTGCTTATGAAAAGAATTTTGATCTACAAACTGTAGGTCATGATATGCGGGAGAAAATATTGAAATGGCTAGGATTGCCAGTATGTGTGGGGATTGGGAGGAGTAAAACAGAATCGAAAATTGCTAATCACATAGCTAAAAAGAATGCTGGATTTAATGGAGTGTGCGACCTCGTAAACATGGATCCATGTAATAAAGAATATTATTTTGCCCAAATAGATGTCAGTGAGGTCTGGGGTGTTGGCCGAAAGCATGCAAAAAAACTACATGCAATGGGAATCAAGAGTGTTTTAGATTTGGCATGCACAGAAGCCAGAGAAATGCAGCGCCAGTTTTCGATTGTAATGGCAAGGACTATTAATGAATTACAAGGTATCTCATGTATAGAGATAGAAGATACTCCACCTTCTAAAAAACAAATCATTAAGTCTTGTTCGTTTGGTGCCAAAGTAACTGAGCTTAATGATTTGAAAGAAGCTATAGGCATGCATGCTCAAGAAGCATGTAAACGTTTGAGAGACGATGAATCCTTATGCGGATGCTTAATTGTCTTTGTGCAATCTAGTCCATTCGATGAAACTGCGCCTTTTTATAATAAATCTATTTCTTACGCATTTCCTGAACCAACAGATTGTGCACTAGATTTTGTAAAAGCAGCAGTAGTTATGGTTAGTCACATCTTTAAAGAGGGTGTGAAATTCAAGAAGTGTGGAGTTATTCTGACATGTCTTGAACCTAAGTCAGGACATACATATGACCTCTTAACAGACTTCGAAACAATAGAGAAGAAAGAGCATCTAATGCAGGCTTTAGATAGTGTTCACACAAGATTTGGTAAGAAAAAATTAGGTATTGGCACCTGCTATGTACCAAGTCGGAATTGGGCTATGTCTCGGGATAAATTGACTAATAACCCTTTTAAATGGGAATCTCTACTTGAGATAAAGAATTAATCTACAGAGCCTTAACACATATCCCAACATTTACAGACGTGTTAATAGTGTGAGCTGTGCAACCTGAGAAGATTAAGCACAGCAATGTGATGATTGATGCAACTTTAGTACGCTTACACATATAAGTTACTTCTTTAAAAAGAGTGCTCGTTCTGCTTCTCGGCGACGAACTAGACCTTTCATGACTTTACCGCCTGCTTTGTTCCAAACAAGGAATTGATCAGCAGCGCCTTGATAGTCACTTTTATTAAGCTTCTTCAATAAGGTTGAGTTATTAAAAGCCCCAGCACCAATGTTGTAACTGAGAGACACTAATGCATCAAACTGATTTTGAGTTAGCGGAACTGTCACAGCTTCATTTACAGTCTTTTCAAATTTAGCCAAGTCATACTTAAAGTAAGCTTTGGCTTGCTCAGGTGTACAGGTGTCACCCTGCTTAACTTTCACGCCATTTGGATAAACTGTGGTGCCTGTGCCAATGGTCCAGACTCCCACCCCATCGTCATAAGAAGTGGTTCGTGTTCCTTCAAAACCAGTAATTAATTCAACACCAACATCACTTGTAGTCATGCCAGAAGGCACAAGTTTATCGACTACTTTATTTAGATCATCTACTTGTGTTTGTGTAAGCTTACCGCCTGCAATAACACGGGCAGCGTCAAAAAATGGTTTAGTTGTCATTTTGCCCACCTTTTTTCTCTAACTCAGAGCTTCCAAAATAAAAGCCACATGCAGTTGTCATAGCCCCTGCAATGAAACCCAATGCTGTATTGATCAGATTGCTGTTTTCTCGTGGCATTTCTACTAAAAATAAAGCAATCACTAATACAAACATTAACGCTACAAGTGAGAATGCTAGATAAGCCCTTGTATTTTCACTGTTCATTTAATACCTCGGATTTTTTTGCGTGTGTAATTGCTGCTATATCAGTATCTAAGCGAATTAACTTTGATTCTAAAATCGCTATTTTTTGATTTGATTCAGCTAGCCGTTGCTGGGTAGTAGAGTGACTAGACACAATCCATGTGCAGAAAGTAAGTATTCCAGTGATTGCAAAACCTCCAAAAAACTTGAGAAATGTAATAGCACCTTCTGATTTTTGAGATGCTGCATCCAGCCGCTCTATCTTTTTTGCGTTATCTTCGCTTAACGATTTGTGCTGCTCGTACATCAAAGTTGATCGTAGTACTGTCTCAGATAGTGACTTTACTTCTTGCTGTACAGAATCAAGCTTTCTCTCAATTCGTGTTCCATATGTTTCTGGTTCTGCCATGCCTTCCCCCTTTCGTTTAGGCAATAAAAAAGCCATAACTTATTAAAAGCTAGGGCTTGTGGTGGTTTGTTGTGTTATGAAACGCTTAAATTACCCGTTGCTTCAATAAAGAATGATGCAAAGAAAGACTGATTACCTGAACTGCCAATCGGTGTTACAGATAAAATATTATTCGCAAGTGAAAACGAGAATGAGGGCTGTCCGCTCGTATTCCCTTCAGTGTCCCCAGCTTTTGATATTACTGTAACTATTTGCCCGCTCGGGCCTTTGTTTACAATAAGATTGTAAGTAGCTGATGATCCAGAAGCATCTAGACTATTACCAAAAACCGCAAACACATTGATAAACCCACCGTAACTGTACGAGTTATTTTTATCTTTATTTGCTAATGTGCAAATACTCTTTGCTTGCCCTGACGAAATTGTCTGTTGCAATTTAGAGATTCTTTTAACGCTCGTGTCTACATAGTTTCTTGACAAATAATGATTGTAACCAGAGGGATAAGTCTCAGTATGAATGTTTCCGATGCTTCCACCCGAAATCAAAGTGAAATGATTGCCAAATGAGCTCGATAACAAAGTAATATCATTCAAAACGCCCGTGCTGCTTTCCCACAGAGCACACCCAAGCTGGCCATAACACCCCTCAAATTTATATTTTGGATAATTGGCCATCGTGTTTTTTGCAATTGCTGTAAGTGCTGGCTGATTGAAATGTACGCTCTGAAAAGTAATCAAAGGTACGAAACCAGTTGCAGAATTGCCATTCGTTTTTATGAAATAAGGTGTCGCCTCATTTGACTCGATATACCCGCCGACAAACATAATTGGGCTGGCCGCAGTGCAATTAATAATCGCTTTTGTACAGTCATTTTGTTCAAAATCACAAGCAAAAAAATGCCATTGTGCGCCGTAAGAATCCCATTCAATCATGTAGTCGTCATTACCACGTCTAAAAATACAGTTATAAAATGTATTGGCATTTGGTTCTCTTGTACCAACGACGCCTTGACATCTTACAGCTTTGAAACCAATAGTATTAATAGCAGATTGATATGTTCCGAAATCACATTTTTGAAAGTCACATAGAATAATATTTGCATCTATTCCATATCTCAAAGATCGATCAAACACACAATGATCAAACGTACATTGTGATAAGTAGCCGTTACTTGTACTTCTAAATGCTGCCGCCGTTCCACCATTAGCAGCTTTAAACATTAGATTTGTAAATCTTGAAGACTCTGAACCAAAGCCCGCTTTAACTGTAAAAATCGGTATATCAGCTAATGCTGTAATACTTCTTGAATACTGAACAGCAGCCCCATTACCCTCAATATTCAATGTTGCATTCATTTCTGTAGTTTTTGAAACATTTAAATCAAAATCAATAACAAGCTTTCTTTTCAAAGAAGTAGCAAATGAAACTCCTATTTCTAATGATGCTGAATGATCTGTATCTGTAAATTTTGCACCGCAGGCGGATACAGTCAATTCAGTATTAAAGAATTGCTTAACCCAGCCATTTATAATTGTTACACCATTGTTTACAGTTGATTGAGATTTATCGTATTTAAAATGATCTCCACCTTGAAATTGATTTTCATGATACCCCGTCATCAAAACAACTTGACCATCTATTCGCGGCTTTAATACTTCAAGTGCACTTTTAGATTTAACAACTTGAATATTTAAATCGTTAATAATTTTCTGAGTTTCAGCACCATCTACTACCAAATCTGTAGTCCAACCAGCAGAGCCCGCCCCAGCTGCTAAAGCTAGATTAATTGCTTCCTGCAAATCATTAATAGTCGCATTACCTGAAGTAATAATATTTAGAATTGCAGCCTGAGATTCAACATCAAATTCGTTTAAAGCTGAATTGACGCTCCCTAAAGCTGTATTAACATCAGATTGCATAAAAGTTAATTCTTCAATGATTTCGTCGATTTTTGTTAAATCGACTTTTCCATCTAGCAGACTCAATACTTTTCGAAGAATTGCCAAGATATCCGAAGCATTATTGATATTTGCTAATACAGCATTCCAGTTTGTAGCCATATTCCACCCAAAAATTAGACATAAAAAAACCGCCTTTGGGCGGTAATATTTAAAGAATTTATTTAGCTAACACGCATAATAAACATTGTTGCAAAGTTTCGTGGTCTGGTTTCGTTTGAGCCAACTGAAGAAGTTTTAACCTTGCTTCTCTCACGTCCACCACCATTTGGGTCATAGTTACCTATGCTTTCGGAATCACTACCAGTGTTGTCATTCCAGCTCCAGTAAGTATGATCATGTGCCTTGATGCTATCTTCTTGCATACTTCCAATAGTACGACTTACATCAACACCTCGCCCATTATCCCAACCTCGCGGAAATTCTGCTCGTGTATTAGGTAAGGTCCATGTTGCTGCAGAAATTCCATATTTAGCAAATAGCTTCGGGAAATCTGCCTTATTTAATGTTTGTCCAGCTATCTCCACGTGATTTATAGGTGGTGATTTACCAAACCACATTGAAACCTTTCCTATTTCTGCATCTGAATTATTCTGAATCGCATCAACAATCTCGTTGATCTTTTTGGTTAGTGAATTGAACAACCAATTAAACCATTGACGTGCTGGCTTTTTATTTGATGGGAAGCCGCTCAATAAAGTCAACCCATCGGTATTTTTTGGCCCATTAAGGCTAAATTCTTCTAACTTATCCATCTACTTCATCCGAAAAAATTAGCTCAACTCCGCTTGGTAATGGAAACAACAAGCGAACTAGTTCTTTATCTATGGTTTGAAACTCGGCAAGAAATTCAAACAAAACTGTCATGTCTCTTTTGTCCTTTAATTTGAAAGGCACATCAGTCAATAACTTGCAGATTTCAAATGCTTCATCGAGTGTGCAATCGCAGTTATTAAGCAAAATCTTTGCTTTCACTACAGAGGATAATTTTTGAGGTGGGATACTTTGGCCACGGTAACTGCTTACACCTGATTCACGCCAAAAGCCGCCAATATCGAGATCATCCGTTTCGCCAAATGTTAACGCCTCAGGCTGTCCCTCAAATCCAAAAAAGGGCAGCGGGATGATGTCTGGTACAACAGTTGGAGCTCCTACCCATTCAGCCAAAATATTTAACTGATCCCCACTTGCTGTATCTAAATCAAACTTTTCATTCATGCTTTGCAGCACGTTCATGCAATCAATAATCGGCTCGATCGATACTTTGATTGTCTCATTAAAGTTTGGTTTAGATCGGTGTTCATTAATGATCAGATTCAAGTAATCATCTGTTTGCATTAACCACCTCCAGAAACACTGATCTCGATATTGTCTGAATCACAATAGGCTACGGCATTAAAAGCTAAGGTGTAATCGCCTTCTACCGGTACACCATCTACAGTTAATTGAAGGCTTTCTATTTCATAAGACCTTGCATCTAATGCGCCGTATAAGCCTGCTGGTACATACAGCTTATTAATGGCGATACGGTCCCCAATATCGAGCTGGTTAATGTAATCAGCTGAAGCGCTCTTTATTTGCTCCCCAATATCTACCGTGTAATCTGAATTAGTCGTTAATTCAAAACGGATACCAATAGACTTCTGAATAGGTCGCCAATATTCGATTGATACAGGATCACCGTATACTGTTGGACGAATCACAGTTGTATTTCCGTACAGATCACAACCGGGTGCCTTCTTTACTCGAATCGTCTCTGCAATCAATTGATCATCTCCACCCGCTACGACAACAGCCAAAGAGTTTGGCGGCAAGCCTAGAGGATCATTAAATGATTTTTGATTTTCATAAACCTTACAACGGCTCACACCATCAAGACTAAATAGAGCTCCTAAAATCCCCTCTGTATAAGAACGCGAAGGAATGGCCGTTGATAATGCTTGGCGTTGACGTAATTTAGTGTTGCTTTCGACCGGAGCACCTAAGGTGGATGCCTGAGGATTGTTTACGGATTGCCAACCACGTGTTGGTGTTGAAATAGTAGTAACAGCATTGGGCAGCGCTAGAATTGCTCCAGCTTTTTCAGCTATAGCAGTTACAACAATTTCCCCTTCAGCTGGGATAATAATCTGTGCTGGCAATAACCAACGATTATTATTTTTATCGCTCACAATGCCATTATTAATGATTGTGCCAGCAACACCAATCAATACCACCGAAACACTTGATTGTGTGGCCACTGCACGGCGAATACCATTAATCTTTACATTACGCGATAGTGCATCAGTATCGGCAGTACTTGGTGACATAGAGTTATAAACATTTATAACTTCTGCATTACAGTCAGCAATTACACGTGCGATAACACCAATCCACTGACCGTCTTGACTATCGTTTTCTAAGTAAACATCTTGGCCGTAAATTCCTCGGTACTTATCTTTTAAATACTCGACAATTTCACTATAAGTTGCAGCTGTAGCACCATACTGATTAATTACAGGGGCTATGCTAGTTAATGCCATCTTTAAATCTCCCCTTGTAAACTTGCTGAACCGTAGATCGTTGTAATGGTTGATTGAATCGATAGCTTTCGTGTTTCACCATCAAATTGACTATCAAAAGAATCGACTCTTAAAACACCCTGAGTACTTAAAATTCGCTGTCGAATCATGAGCTCAAACAAATGGTCGGTGAATTTCCCTAAAACATCAGTGGTCCATCCTGTGCCATCTGAAGTATCAGCAAACCATTCACCTACCCAAAATTTAAGGCGGGTCATTACCGCCTGCGCTACACCCTCAGGTGTATTTATATGGAAATTGTTTTGACCTTGGCCAAAGCTATAATCCCCATCATCATCTAGCTTTCTATAGCGCATAAAAAAAAGCCGCCTTTCAGCGACCCCTCATTTATTTATGGTTTTGGTGGACCAGATTCACCATTACCTGGTTGTACTTTCGTATGGCCATGGCTAGAGCCAACATCAATATCGTTATTTTTTAATGCCCCTAAGACACCTAATCCTTCTTTCATTTCAACTGGGCAATTAAAAGATGCCTTAGTACCGAAAAACTCTAATTCACCTGCATCATTTATCCGGATCTTGGCATTACCTGCATCATTTCTTAATTCAACCGCATCAGTGGCCACACTCTTTAAACGTTTAGGCTGAGATTGCGGCGCAAATGTAGCAAAGCCATCAGATAGATCATGCTTGCGGTTTTCAAACGGTGGTTGAATGCCCCCGTTTTGCCACCACAAATCAATGCATCTAGATGAGAAATGTACTAGACACTCATCACCCCGCTTAACTGGAAATGTTAAAGCAAATCCGCCAGCCTTAGGCCAGCACACAGGTACATCTGGTATTAATGGCAGATCCACTAAATCCATTGAACCATCTTCACGCATAACAGGTATTTGAATAGCTGGGGTAACAGATACTGTTTGTTTATCTGGATCATAAGATTCAACAATACAAGGAAGATTGGTCCAGACTACAGCCAAGGCTGATTTAATCGCATCATTAATGATGTTGAGTAAATGAGGCGATCTTTCGTTATTACTTAAAGCCATATCAATCCACCGCCGTAATTGTAATACCCGATTTAGGAACTACAGCACCCTGACCAACTGAAACTGTGCTCGTATACCAATCATCGCCGCGTGTATCTCCGTAATGCTCGACCGCTTTAATGATGTAAATCCCATTAATGCCACCAGCTGTTTTAAGATCTTTCTGCGGCTGGTCAACTCCCTGACTTTGATAATCAATATCAAAAGCCTGAGTTTGAATGCTTGTCGTATCAACATGAATTCGCCCACCACGGCGCAATTGTGGATTGAGCAAGCAATTCACCATTAGCCCCTCTGTTGTGAGTTGAGGCATTCCAATCATGCCCGAGCTGGCATCCATTTCAAAAACTGAGTCAAGTAAAAAGCTACTGATACCAACCATGTATAAGTATTCATCGTCAATGAAGTACTCGGTGTTTGTGTCTTTGCAAAACTGTCTGATCTGGTCGTCTAATGACCCGAACATCACTTTGCCACGAACATATTTCTGATCACTCAGCTGTGGCAGCTCACCAGTTTCCACCCCATTCGCTTGATACTCTTTTGCGAGTTCATTCTTGACTTGATCGACTGAGGTACCAGCTGCAATGGTTTTATTAACCAGCGCATAGTTTTTAGCTTTATCACCTGACTGAGCCAGAATGCATAAAAAGGTATCAGTCGGGCTTTCTCGTCCTCGGCGATATTGGAATGTTGAACCTTTGAAAATTGTGGCCAACTCTTCACCGTAACCAGCCTCGAAAGTGACCATCGCTCCCACGTTGGAATTATCCTCGCCAGCAAGTCGATTCATTGTATCGACTGATAAGTTATAGATATAAAACTCAGCTGCTTTGGGTGTTTCAGCTGTAGGTTGATTAATACGAAATACAATCCGCATTTCTGATAAATCTAATGCCTCTGGCTCCCCATATTTAAGCTGGACGGTTAGCCGGCAATTTCGCTTCCATTGTTCAGTCATTTAAGGATCCTGCCAAAAAAGCTTTATGTGGGTGCCTAAATCACTAAATGATTGGCTCTCATCTTCATTGAGGTTTTGAACGTACATAGAGCCGCTAATTACATGACTAAAAGGGCTTAAAATATCGATACCTGAGACTAAAGGAATACCTAAGGCAACAGGCTCTGAATTAGTTTGAAAAATATCTAGGTACCATCGTTTTCGAAAAACAAGCTTGAGCTGGTAATTAACCTTGTTCAATTTGACAAAAAACTTTTGGTTGCGATCGAGCAAAGGGATTTCATACAAAGCCATTTTAAAGCCCTACCGTATAAGCACCGCCAACTTGCCCTAAACCAGTGATTTGAGACAACATAGACTGTTCAACTTGTTTAGGCTGTTTAGATCCCGAGTCAACTACATCAGAGGTAACTTCAGGATTCTTTTGATCAGCAATAGAAACCAGCGTTTCTTTTGTTGAAACAATAAAGACTTTCTTAAACACAATATCGATCATTAATGCATTTTCAGAAGTCTCATCCGTGACATTCTTCAAAGACTTAATGAGCATGTCTGTATAAAGTCGCTTACCAGTAGAGATAACGAGACGCTGACCTTGTAAAGCCTGTAATCCTTGGTAGATCCCCAGTAGGGACAAATCAGAACCAATGAACGTATTTCCAATTAGTCCATTCATTCTGCCAGCACTCTCAGACCAGCCAATTTTCATTGTTACTTCTGGTGGTGCTTTATAGCAGTGGTCAGATATCGGTGAACCCTTTTCTACTGGATGCTCTGTAATAACAAGCTCATCAGAATGGTTTTCTTCAATCACCACATCAGCAAACAAACCCATTATTGAACGATGGCCACCAAGCAAGAGGGAGCCAACTGTTTCAGTGATAGCCATGCTTTTCTCCGGGCATTAAAAAACCCACCATATGGCGGGTTTAAAATATGATAAGAACTGTGTTTATTTAATGCTTATGTCCTTAACCTTAAAGTAAGGATCCATTAAACATTCATAATCCTTTGTTTTCTTATCTACCCCATTTTCAGTAAAATTAAGTATTACAGTTCCATCAGCTATAACGTCATATCTTTTTGCGTAATTACTACCAATCTTATAACCAATGGGATGCCTTACTCCGGATGCAGTTCTTACTTCATCCACTCCGCCTAAACTGATTTTGTGAATTGTGGCTGCATCAAATTTTGTAGCAATATAATCTCGACAAGTTTTTATTGCTAAATTTCTTCCTTCATATGTATTCAAAGACTTAGGGTTTTCAGGTCTATCAACTTTCCAAATATTCTTGTTAGAAGAATTTAAAAAAATTGTGGGGCCAAATTTTCCTGTTCCACTATTTACTGAACACATTACAAGTAAAGGTCGCTCTGGATTGACAGCAACAAATGTAGTTTCTTCACCATCGCTTTTTCTTCGCTGAAGAACATAATTGTCATCAATAAAAAAATTTTCAATTCTTACTTGGCTTGGAGCTTTCTGCAGACAGGCTTTTTCTAATTCAGGCTTATTTACATCGCTACCTTTAACCATCTCAGCATTACAATTAAAAGCAAATAGTGAAATACAAGTAAATAATAGTTTTCTCATAAAATTTCCTAAGTTATAAGAGGTTTTACAACTCTAGCCATGTGAATCATTGTATCTTCATTATGACGCTTAACCATTTGTGCAGTTTCCATCGGAGACTTAGAATCATTAATCGTCATATCAGTTTTGTAAGATTGATAGATTGTCACATTTTTAGATTTAGAGTTTACAGAATTAACTTGTTCTCTATAAGGATTATTGTTGGTTGGGGATGATGTATTTCGAATATTCAAGTCATTTAAGCTATTAATATTCGAAATATTATTTTCTGCAACTGCTATCGAAAATGGCTTAGGTTTATATTTTAGTAAATCCTTTGTCGTCCCATGGCCATGAACATTTTTTCCTGATCCAAACACTAGACCATCTTTCTTGGATTTTTCATAAAATGCATCAACCCATGCGTCTCGATTTTTCTTATCTGAAACATAAGGGTTAGCATAATTCAAATGTTCACCCACACTGGATTCTTGACCATTTGCCCTTCTTTCAAGATAACTTAATACTTCTGCACGGACCTTAGGGTTTACATCTTTTAAAGGCATATTTTGGACTGAGCCATAAGGATTTAATTTAATAACCTTACCAGACTTAGTTTTGTAAGATTTTGGCCCTGAAATCTTAGTAAACTGTCTCTTAGCATTTGCAACATCTCGGACCGAATCCCCCCACTTACCTGATGCAACACGATTAAGTATTGTATCTACTACACCATGTGTTTGTTTGGTAAATGCCTCCCCCTTAAGCGAAGCAACCACTTCAGTAGAAGTTACTTTAATTAAGTCATCGATATCCTGTTGAGAAAGTTGAAGTGTTCTTCCTGTTTTCGTGCTATTCACAGTATTTTTAATATTACTCACTGTGCTTTTTGTAGCATTGACTACAGCTGCTGCTCCAGATTTAGCTACATCAGTAATAGCTGCGGCAGTTTCTTTCGCGGTTCCTGCTGGATCATCAATTGCCTTGGTAACAAACTCTACAGTCTTATCTTTTAGGTTTTTGATTAACTCGGCCAATTCTTTAATACGAGCAATTGCCGTTTCAATACCACCTTCCCATTTAGACCAGTCGATAAGACTCTCACCACCATTTTTCCAAGTTTGGTAGTCGTCCCACAATGCAGCAATAGCAGCGGCAAGCGCTAATACAATACCGATAGGTGAAGCCAAGAAAGCTAAACGTAACGACTTGATCAGGAAAAGTAGCCCTTTCAACATTGGCAATACTGAGGCCAATTTAGCAATCGTTCCAATAAAACCACCGAAGATGACGGCGAGTAAGGCAAACTTCAATCCAGTGGCCAGAATTGCTTTAAACCGTGGATCTAGTTCAGCGAACCAAGCAATAGCACTTCGCAAGAAGTTATTAATCATCTTGAGGATGGGGATAAGTGCCTGTCCAGCAGTCATTACAACAACTTCAGTAATTGCCTTAGTCGTCATCGTAATATCACGGAACTGGACCATGAACTCTGTACCAGATTTAGTTAGCTCATCAGTTAAACCAACCTCCTGCCGTAATTTCTGGTATTTCTCCATGTTGCTGATGAACTTATCATCACGCATGGCCATAAGGGTATTTTCATCAATACCTAGTGAACTGGCGTAAGCATTTGCTTGGTAATAATCCATGCCTTTCATAGTTTTTGAAAGGTCTTTCATTACTTCCACACGGTCACGTAACTGGCCGTTACCATCACGGGTAGCAACACCCATGCCTGTAAGCATGCCTTCATAACCAGGGGAGTTACGCATTTTCTGCGCTACGTTCTCAAGCGACTGTAATGCATTTTGAGCATTACCACCCATTTGTGAGATTGCATCACCGTAGGCTCTAATATTTGAAGCAGATGCGCCAATACGTTGAGATGAGTAATACAGCTTATCGAGTTCGCTTGCTGTCTTTGCTACTGCCACAACTGCACCTGTTGCCAAAAGCAAAAGTGTTTTATGTAGTAATGTAGCTTTTAGCTCCACCCCTTTGAGGGCATCGCCCATTTTTCTAGCGCCTTCGTTATCCGTAGAAAAACCCAAGGACACTAAGAAATCACGAATAACTGTATCGCTCATGTTTATCTCAACCTTTCTTTTGATCGTTAAATCTTTCAAGTAAAAGCTGGTTATCTGCCTGCACATCTAATGCATCGTTCATCAATGCAATATCAGCTAGATCTACAGTTCCATCTTTTAAAGACTCAAAACGACAAAGACCACGAATCACCGGCCGTAAAAGCCAATCTTCGTGGTCTGGTAAATGCATAAATTTTATGTGGGTTGTTTCTTGCTCAATGCCTGAGTAAGCAACCCTTGAATAAAATTTCCCAAGTTAATACGAATCACTGCAATTGTTAGCGGGAGGATGTGCTCGATACCTAAGTTATCGAACATCAAAGCATCTTTAACTACTAATCGTGCACCATCGCGTGTAACGACAGATAAGCACTTTTTCATAACGTAGTTAGCATCTTCTTCGGGCATCTTCGCAAATGCATCAATAAAAGGCTGAATCGCCTCACCAAAACTATTTAGGTCAAAATCCTCTAAAGCGCTTAGATCAGGATTATCGGGATCATCCCCAAACTTATCTAAGAGATCCATTACATTGCTTTTCAGGATCTCAGTCATGAAGGGAACAATCGTAGGAACAATAGGTGCAATTTTTCGGGATACGTGAAATTGATCAAAAGCATCTAAGCGGCCAATTTCGTAATTATGATTACCAATTTGCATTAGTCATAAGCTCCTAACTTTTGATCGATCTTGATTGCATCAAAAGCCCACTCGTTAAAATCACCAACTGACTTATAGGCTAGATCAGCATGCTTCTTAAAAGCACATTTCGTGGCGGTCGCATTGTCACCAGATCCGGTATGGTTCAACGTGATTGTGTTCTTGCCCCACTTTTTCGTGCTTGAACGCTGGATGTGGTAAAGATTGGAAAGCTTGGCATTAACTGGCGATGTTTTTAATAATCGTACAGTCACAGTACCAGACTTATTAGCACTTAAGGAATGCATCCCTTCACCGTCAGCGCCAATAGTCATTTGGTTAGCATCAGCAGCCATTGCAATGGTAATACCTTCATCTGCAACGCCCGCACCGTAACCTAGGTCAATTACCCCATCATCACTGGCGAGCGTGCATTGAGTATCCATAAAAGAATATGTAGACATATTTTCTTGTCCTTATTAGCGGTTAACAGACACAAGCACATCAGAGAAATGTGTTGCACCAGCCAATTTGATTGCGATTTGGAATACTGGAGATTTACGCGCCTCACGTTCAGATTGAGCTTGATCATCTAAACTATTGGCAAAGACGTAATATCCTTTTGGAAGATAGTCACCAGTTTCTAAGGCCCCAAAAGAATCACCATTCCATTGACCGGGGCCAATAAGCCCGTTCGTTACTGCTTGCTCTAATGCTCGCTCAAGCACCGTACATTGACGATTTACGCCACTTTCTAGCTGTGGAACTTTGGTTGGTGTGGTGTAAAAAAGATTCCACAGTGCTGTTTCTAAATGGTTTTGCAACCAATCAAGACCATGACGCTCATCAATGAATGAGCCATCACACATAACGCCTTCTTGTAAAATGGCCGTGTCATTGTTGTATCCAGCAAAGACATTACAGTTTTTATCTTTAAGTGCTTTCGCTTGTGAGACTTGCAAGTCTTCAGCTTCTACACCCGGTAGCTGCTTAAACTTCAATGTAATGGTTGTATTTGTGCCATTAAAGTTGACGCTAAATGCTCGTCCAAATACCGAAGCGGCTGCATGTGGGGTATCACCAGAAAAGATTGTGAATACTCGGCCATTGTTGGCTTTGCTGAGCTTATAAGCCAGATCAGTTGTGCTGGTACCATCTAAAGCTAATGCGTTCGTAATTGTCTGGCCATAAATACGGGGTGGATTTGCAGCTAGAATGAAATCTCCTACTGCCTCAACATCTGCGTCAGAAATTGGCTCAGCGATATCTAATCCATACCATTTAAGGGATTTATCAGCTAAATGGGTAATCGCATCCATTAAAGGTTCTGCAGCATAACCATTCACTGGCACTGATGCATGACCAACTGTTAAGCCCATCAATGACGAAACATCTGTGCCAGTTGCATTGGCAATAGCGTAAGAAATCGTTGATGTGGTACCAGTGGTTAATGATGTTATTTCAAAGCGATTGTATACATCGTTCCAAGTTACTGAAGCGGTGCCGAGCTTTGTGGTTAATGCTGAAGCTACACCATTTAAATTAGTCACGGCTGATAGATTCAATGCAGTGACAATTTTTTCAACACCATCAATGGTGATTTTCATCGAACCATCAGAAATAGCTGTGAAGTTTGCAATATCTCGCTGATCCGACGATAAAACCGCACCTTTTAAAACGGCCGAACTTGCAGCCTTAACCCAACGGCCAATATATAAAACTCGAGGTTTAGGCACTTGCCCAAAGTACTTTTGTGCCGCTTTGTATTCTGGTGCATCAGTTCCAAAATCTAATGCTACTGGCGTTGGATCTGAATATTCACGTAAACGCTCAACTGGATCTACTACGCCATCGGTAGCCCCCAATACAAGCAAAGAGCCAAAGCTACGCGGCCCCGCTGCTAAAGCCGCCAAACTAATGGAGACATTAACAACATCAGAGGTGGACAATGTCATGGATTACTCCTCGGAAATTCTATAGGTCCAGCATCTACAAAAGATTTAACTGCAAACGTACGTAATGTTTGCCGCTTAAAGACAGCGGTTAGGTCATATCTATGTACATACTGATTATTGAGAAAGTCAGGCGCGGTGATGATTTCACCCACCTTGATAAATTTGATTTTTTGCGCTTTGAGTTGCGCGATATTTTGCGGAATGCCTAGACCATCTTTGAGGACGTTTGCGATCGTTTGGCCGTGGTCGCCATAGAACGATAAAAACAGCGTCAACTCTTCATGTCGAATTGAATCCATTGTTTCGTCTTTTTGGTCGAAGTATGGCCCATCGTCGGGAGTTATTGACTTTACGGCAAATGCACACCAATCCTCACCAACGGCGGGAAATGGTGGAGGCTCAGTTTGAAAACGTGGCCGAACCATATCACCTGGTAAAGATGTAATCCCGACAATGAAGGCTTGAAAGATGTCCTCTAGGTCTTGGTCATAAGCAGATCCGCCGCTAGGGGTGATATATCCCCCTGAAGCAGAGTCACCCATGATTTACCCCAGTGGTTTAAGCTCGCAAATAGCTTTTATAAAACCTTGGCCATAATGCAAGTTATCTAAGACTTGAGTCACAATGTAGGTTTTACCCTTCCAAGTAATCTCATCAGCTTTGTTATTTGCATCACCCTGAATCAAAGCAAATTGCGTGTGAATGTTGATCGCACCCTTGATCAAAGTACCATCGGCACGGCGGTCCATTTTGATACCGTTATTTGTAGTAACAACACCAGAAAAAGAAGTATTTGTAATCGTCTCTTGCGATCGTCCGTTGTTTCCCACGATGACCTCAGTACGCTTGCAAATAATGCCCGTCTCCATAAAGTCGGGATCTAGTAAAACGTCAGAAACATCAAGATTAGCCACGCTTTACCTCCTTTTCCTTTTTCATGATCACGTAAGTAACCGACTTTCTAAGCTCTCCAGTATCAATCAACGGCCGAACCAGGCCTGCTTCAGCTGGACCAGTTTCAAGCTGCTTCAGATACTGCTTAGCGCCTTTACGTCCACGCCGTGCTCGAGCACGGATTGTGGCCAAAGATAGAGGGGAAAATTCACCATTAACGAAATAGGCTCGAACTGAATTCATTGCAATCATCCCAGCTGACTCAAGCAACATCATCATTCTTTGGCTATTACCAGCTAAAGCGGCATCAACCGCTTTAACTAGCTTATCGCCTACCGGTTCTTGAACTTCTTCAACACCCGGCACCAGAAAAGGTCGCTCAGGAATGTTTTGAGAAGGTGAGCCACCTTCCATAAGATAGCCAATTTGCGCATTAGTTAAACCGTCACCATCAGTACGTGCTTCGCCGTGAGGTATACCAACTAGCACATCCATTTGGGATAATTCAGCCATTGCCTGGAAAATGTCAGCTAAGCCTTTACCACTTGATTTAACGCCACTGCTCATAGCTGGATGCCTCCAGCACCAGCCATCAGTATGAACTGATAAAACTGAACGCCCCACGTCGTTTGGTTCCAATGGCCAGCATCAGCGATTAGTACGCCCGAAACATCCATGGACTTTGAAACACCATCAACTGATTTAGATGTTTCATTCCCCACAATCTTTCCAGCATCACCACCAATGCTTGCAGCACCCATCGCACGCTTATAAAGCGTGAGATAGTGAGCAATAAACAGTGTTAAACCATAATCAAGCGTATCCCCCCAACGCTCCTCACGAAGTAACTTTTTCCCAAGGTTTAAATAGAAATTAAACTGAAATGACGGATATTGCGTTGTATCAGCAAATGCCGGCATTTCTTCACGAAAAGAGGATTCACTGATCATAGGTTAAGTTTCCTTTGGTGTGTCTTTTTCTTTGGCCGTTTCTTTGGCTGGGGTTACCTTGGCCAAGTCAGCTTTTAACTTAGCGACCTCAGCATCACGCTCTTTAATCACCTTTTGAGCTTGATCAAGGGCATCTTTTGATTCGGCCGCTTGAGTCTGAAGATCCTTAGCAGATTGGATTTTAAGATCACTAAGCTCTTTGTCTTTGGCTTTCATTTCTTCGTCATGCTTAAGGTTTTGCTTTCCAGCTTCATCGATCTGAATTTGCATTGCTGCAATCTCAATATCTTTTTGTTTAATGATCTCTTCAAGCTCACCAGCATAAGCTGAATGTGCTGGAACCTCTTGGGAATGAGCCGCTACAAACCAGTGCTCGGCAATATCCTTCTCTACTTCCTGAAGTCCAGCTTGCAATACAACTGTTTTAGCCTCCCCTTGGTCATCACGACCAAGGTTCACTGTTAGTTGTTTGCTTAAAAGAATTTGTACTAACTCAGACATAACAATTCCTTATAGACCGTCAGCGTAATAAGCAGTTTCAGGGTATACCCATTCAACAACACCTAAACGGCCGAAGTAGGTTGTGATTTGACGAATACCACGGTATTCAATTGGTGTGCGTTGTAGTGGAACAAGTGGGAAGCGCACACGATCTTCAGCTTGTGTATAGGTCAGCATACGGTCAGTACCACCAACACCACGTTTTACACACCACTTAGAAGGCTGAATATCTAATGGTCGGCCATTCACTGAGTTACTTAAGCTATTGAGCTTCAAGAACTCAAGAATAGAGATATTCCCAGCTTCACTAACAATACGTGAAGTTAAGAGACTGAATTGCACAGGTGGCAATAAAAGCTTATCCGGGCAGACAGCAAAACCAGAGGCTAGCCATGCGTTATTTAAGATGAGGTTTACATCATCTAAAATTTCCTGAGGTGTAGCTAATTTCCAGTTTTTATTAACGTTTGTTGCCCCCACTTTTGATGAGTTTAAGAGCCCTTCAACTCCAATAGTGTCATCGCCGATATAAACTTGCTCATCAATATCCATTTGATATTTGAGGTTCATACCTTTGTATTTTTGACTATCGACTGGACGACCAATAGCACGCGCAGATTCTAATTCTGGAATGGTATAGCCAATTTCCATACCCCATAAGCTGAGAGGCTGGGCAGTCTTGCCAATATCCAACGCAATGCCGGCAATAGCATCAGTATTTTTACCGATCCAAGATTTACCAGTCGGTGACGGGCCACCAGCTGCAGCAAAAGTTGAGTTAGTGAATGAAGATACTTCATCCGCAATTGATACATCTGAGCGCAAATCAACATCACGGCCCCATGTAATATTTGCTAATGGCTCATGTAGAGTTTGGTCTAAGCGTTCCAATTCACCTAAAAGAAATGCACCGGTACTATCAATCGTACGGGTATCAAAAGTATGCATTGTGCCTGTATCGCGTGTACGTGCACGGATCGGCTGCGCCATTGCTACGGCTTGAGCCATGGTCGAAGCTAAGAGTAATTTACGCATGTTTTCATTTTCTCCAGGCGTAAAAAAAGACGCCTATAGCGCCGTGATTTACGTCAAAAATAATTTAGATGTTGTAAGAGATTTCTACGTTGCCTTGTGCATCTGCATCGTGCATAAACATGGCATTTTTAAGCTCAATGGTGTTCGCACCATCAGCAATCGCTTCAATCCCGCCAATCGGCTTAAGCTCAGTTGCAGTAGCAACACGCACATAAACTTTACCAGCCGTTTTAGCTGTACCTGCATTGCATTTAACCGTCATGTATCCACGGCGCATAATGTCATGCACAATTCCAGATTGAGGAACAGCTGCACCAATACCGTTTAATGCCGATTGTGTAGGATAAGAGCGGACCACTAAGCCATAAACGTCGGTATCAGCTGCTTCAAGAGGTACAAAACCCAATGCTGTTAATTTGCCGAAAATACCGAAGGCCCCAAAACTACCTTTAGCAATATGAGCCTCAACTGTAGAGTGCGCTTTTCGTGAAATATCACCCGGAATGCCTGAAGGCATACGATATAAAAATGAATTACCCATTTATTAGTTTCCTTTGTTTTTCCAGTATTCGCGGTTAATTTTGTTCATTTCAGCAGGCGTAATTGGCGCACGGCCAAAATCGCGTGTAGAAATTCCAGAACGTACACCAGCGGCGTTGTTTTGTTGTTTGATGAGTTCAGATGCCCCGATAAATGCAGCATCGATCGTATAAGCTGCCATAGTGTCAAAATTAGGGTTAGCTCCAACAAATGGCGCTAAAACTTTCTGGCCATCTGCCGTAGCGTGAGCTTGTTTTAAGACGTTCCGCTTGGTGTTTAAAACGGCTGGGCCATTATTAGCGCTATCGAAAGTAGGCATTTTAAAGCCAGGCACTAAAACTTCGGCTCGTGATAAAACCTCTTGAAGTGAATCGCCTGTGTGATTTTGAATACCTTGTTCTGATAATTTTTGAGCCTGTTCAGCTTCCAAAACATCATCCTCGGTTTCTTTGCCTTTACCCTCACCTTCTTCATCATCTTCCGTTTCGGTGTCTGATTCAGAGTCTTTGGTTTTTTTCTTTTCCAAGTTTGATAGTCGCTTATCAATTGTTTGGACAGTTTTGAGAACTTTCAAGAGTTCACGATTGATAGCTGCATCAGTTGTTTTACCTTCGCCATCATCATTATCTTCATCTTCTGTTTCGGATTCCTCCTCATCAGTGCTCTTGGCTTTTTCTAAAGCCTCATCAATGGTACGTTTAGCTTTGCGCAAGCTTTCCAACCAGCCTTTACTTTGTTTAGGCATAAAACTATCTCCGATTTTACAACGCGACCCACAACGCCCCTTTTTAACAAGGGCAATGTGATTTCCAAAAATATTTGTTTGAATCCCTTTACCTACGCTAATCTCCGTGTAATCAGCGTCATACCCCAGAGAGATTTCAACCTTTCCCTTCATCACAGCATCAATCATGTCTTTGTCTGTAATGAGCAGATCCGCCACTAAACAATCAGAATCTTCATCCACACCACGCCGAACATCGTGAGCAGTGCCGTTTGTAAATTCTTTCCAATTCTCTGGCGTTACCCAATCCTTAGGATGATCATCAGTAACTGATTTACCTTCAAAACTGGCGATCGTACGTGGATCAAATAGAACGTCTTCACCACGTTCAATAATGATTAGTCCTGAGCTATCGGCTGTAACTGGCACCTCTCCATCGCCATAAAGCAATTTACCAATTCGAGCTAACGGCACATCTCGACAAAGCAAATAACCTTCAGGGGTAGTTTCACGAGTCCGACCAAGTTGGCCAGTAGTGTAGAAATTGGATCTATCTACAGTGGCCTTTGATTTAGATTTCTTTTTAAACATGGATCACCTTTTTTCAGGCATTAAAAAACCACCCGAAGGTGGCCGATATACTCAAAATTTATTAAACAGGTTTTAACTCAATATTTATTCGAGCTTGATATTCAAAATTAGTGGCATCTTCATCTAAACACCACTCAACACCAACAACTTCGTATCTCTTTCGATTAAAGACGCATCTAGTACCGATCTGAGGCACCTGAGTCATTACCCGTCTTGCGAATTGTGGAACTTGATCAACTATAAAAAAATTGATTGCGAATTTCTCTGGATGTATGGTTTTGCTCATTCAATACACCTTAACCTATTTTAGGGAGCGGCTTTAGCTTGGTTATGTCATCAAACTTTCCTATTGGCTGCCATCCTAATGGATATCTCCAATCAACATAAATAAACCATTCCTCATCGACTTGCTTGTAGTAAGACAGCTGAACGTGTTTTCAAATTTGATGAAATTGTGAATTGCTACAAGAAAGGTTCTGCTCCCCTTGTAACCAAAAGCTTTGATGAAGCAAAACAATTTTACGGATCTGGAGCTGAACAATGAGCATAACTCTTAATGGTCACCAATTAAAAAGCCTTCTTGATTTTGTTAATCCAGACGGTGAAAAAGATTTAGAGCAACTTGAAACTGAACTAACTATTAAATTCTTTGAAGATGGACACAGTGGTAAAGGCTATTACTTTTGGATGACCGAATATCCTGAAGAAGGTGCGATGAAGCTAGATATTGAATCGGGAGCTGAGGGATGAGTGAATACATGCACATGACTCTTGAGAAGCTTCGGCAAGAACATGCTGAACTACTTTTGTTTAATGAAGAGTTGGATCGTCGTTGCAAAGCCCACAAAGCAGATGCACAAAAATATCAAACTAAGTGCTGGCACATTACAACGCTATTGATGAATCCAGTTGATCAAGACATGACTTTGAAAGCAATCCAAACAGTGATTGAAAGGGTTGGTGAAGAATGAGTAGTCTCGATTTTGAGCAACTTTATCTAATGGCTCTCATGAATAGTAAAAAGCCAAAGTACGTTTTGAATTGGGTTCATGTCTCCAGACATGGGCCAGGTGCGACAAAAGCTACAGAAATTTGTGAATATTTTGGGATAGATCCAGAAGGCACTGATTTTAGAAAAGCGGAAAGTAAGGAGGAGTAAATGGGACAAATAGTTAAAATAGAGGCTAGCATTCTAGAAAAGATTGTTGCTGTAGCTGAACGTATTGCTCAGTCAAAAGAAGAACGCCGAGTTGGTCGTGAAGAATTTGCACACATGCTCAATATCGAACCTGAAACTCTAGACGCTCGGATTCGTGAAGGCAGATACCAAAGGCCATACAAGGATGGGCGAAAAAGTTTTTGGTTATTGTCCTACGTGCAATCTGTCGTTACAGACACAAAAGAATCTGGTAAAGTAGCCACCTATTGAGGTGGCTTTATTTTATACAATGAGATAGGTACTTTTTCAATATTGAGTACCAAATTGAGTATCAAAATCACCCCAAAATAAAATCCCTTTATATATTAGTGAGTTGAATCTAAAATGCTTCTAATGATCGACAATTACGACTCTTTTACCTACAACATCGTCCAGTATTTTGGCGAGTTGAATCAGGAAGTAAAAGTAGTTCGCAATGATCAAGTCACATTAGAGGATATTGAACGATGGCAACCAAAATATCTTGTGATTGGTCCTGGCCCTTGCTCTCCAAGTGAAGCAGGTATTTCAATTCCTGCAATTAATCATTTTGCCGGAAAAATTCCTTTGCTTGGCGTGTGTTTAGGGCATCAAAGTATTGGGCAAGCTTTTGGCGGAAAAATTGTAAGAGCCAAAACGGTGATGCACGGGCGTTTATCTGATATGTACCACAGCAATAAGGGTATTTTCAGTAATCTTCCTAGCCCATTCTCGGCAACTCGCTATCATTCTTTGGTGATTGATCAGCAAACACTGCCTGATTGCCTTGAAGTAACGTGCTGGACTAATGAAGCAGATGGCTCAATAGAAGAAATCATGGGTGTTAAACATAAGACATTGCCTGTTGAAGGCGTGCAGTTCCATCCTGAATCAATCTTGAGTCAGCATGGCCATCAAATCTTTAAAAACTTTTTAGAGATCTACGCATAAGCCAGCCGTAAATAGATTGTTTTAAAAGTAATTTGATAAGAATCCTTAATAAAAAAGCCAACTACGATCAGTTGGCTTTTTTTATGGCTGAATCAATTACAACTTTAACTGCTGCACAATCGATCCATCTTGTTTTGCCACCAAAGATTCGCAGAGTTGAATACGTTCTTTGGTTTGTTTCAATCCTCTTTCAACCCCGACCAATTCTTTAGTTCGTGGTGCAAAAAAGTCATTTAACTGTGCCGCTTTTTGTTGGCTACATGCTGCTCCACTGAACATTGCAGGAAAACGCCCAGCCGAAGATTTACCTAAACGATCAAACACGGCGTCATGATTTACCTTAAACCAAGACCATAAGCCACCTTGTTCATCTCCATAATTATTGATGGAGTTAATCACGGTATGAACTTCACCGACTTTAACACGAGGGTTCAAAATCAACTGACGTGCTTGTTGGCGTGTTGCTTCTTGGTTTGCTGAACCCAAAGCTGTAAGTATTGCAAGACGTTGTGTCGGTTGAGTCACGCGTTGTAGCTCTCCAGATAAACGATCAAAAGCTAGTTGACCTTTTTCTTGTACACGTACAGCCAAAATAGTTGGCAATAATTCAGGTGTTACTTGCGCAAAATTAAGCTGCTTTTGAGCAAAGAGAGCATCTGACTGTTTTAACAGTTGTGTACGGACTTCTGAAACTTGAATATCTAAAGCAAGAAATCTAACCAACTCACTACGCCATAAACTGTCTTCAGCTGGTTCACCTGTTTTGCTGACATAACCCAACTGATTTAATTTAGGTAAATATAAATTAGCTAAGACTTTTCTAAAATGTTCACGTTCAGCTTCTGTTTTCAATACATGACGATAAATCGTACTTAACTGGGAAAACAGCGCTGTACTAATTTGTCGGCTATTTGAATTGGCAAATTTCTTCGCAGCATCTACGACAGCCAATAAATTAATATCACCGTGGTTAAATGCCGCTGAAATCGCGTAGGCGTAAGCCAACTGTTCAGTGTTAGAAAGCTTTTCTGTAGCGGCAGTCAGACGAGTAAACTCTTTTTGTGGCAAACTAAATTGGTAATATCCTGCCGCATCTGCATTTGGTATATACCAACTGCCAAGGCTGGCACCTTTGAGTTCAATCTTGGTTTCTGCTTGGTCTACCAATTCACATTGCACTTTACTACCTGCATTTGGAACTTCATAACGTACACATAATGGTACACCCCACAGGCTTCTTGCATCACCTTTTGAGCCAACAGGTAAGTAACGGCTTTGCTTCACATTTAAAAAGACTTTATTGTCTTCTTGCTGTAATGCGGTGTTAATTAAAGGCACACCTGGTTGATCAAGAAAACTTTTCATCGCTCTAGTAAAGCGCTCACCTTGTCCAGACTGCTCTGCTAAAGCGCTAATTAAATCATTAGCTGTCGCATTACCATATTGGTGCTTATTAATATAATTGCGCACCCCTTGTTTGAATTTTTCTTCACCCAAATAGCTTTCAAACATATTTAAAACAGCTGCACCTTTTTGGTAAGTAATACCATCAAAAGCAGTTTGAATATCGGCATTACTTAAAATAGGCTGGCGAATACGGCGCACACTCACCAAGCTATCACTTTTCATCGCATCTGCAGTGTCTGTAATACGTTCTAGGTCAGCATTAAATTCAGGATGTAATTTTTGAGTAATTTTACTTTGCATCCATGTGGCAAAAGATTCATTTAGCCACAAATCATCCCACCACGGCATCGTGACGACATCACCGAACCATTGATGTGCAAGCTCATGTGCATTGACATTAAATGAATTCTGTACAAAAGAGACTGGCGAGTCCTTATCTAGCAACATCAAGTAGTCTCTAAAAGTAATTAACCCCGGGTTCTCCATTGCCCCAGCAGCAAAGTCTGGTGCTGCCAGTAAATCTAGCTTGTCAAATGGATAACCAAAGGCAAAATAATCTTCTAAAGTTTTTAAAATGGCTGGCGTTTCAGATAAGGCATGCTGCATTTTTTCAGCTTTTGCATCGGGTGCAATACCACGTAACTGGATCGGCTGCTTACGCCATGAAGTTGCACCAATATCAGGCCCTTTTTGTAATTGCCAAGGACCGACAGCCAACGCAAGTAAATAAGTGGGTAGTGGTTTAGTTTGTGCAAAACTGAGTGTTTTCCAACCTGACTTATCTGCTTGCTCAGATGTTTGTTGAGTATTGGCAAAACCTGAATATTTGCTTGGAATCGTCAAACGAATATTAAACGGCGTTTTAAAACGTGGCTCATCAAATGACGGAAATGACTGGCGTGCACTAATTGCTTCCATTTGAGTCATCACATAAGGTTTACCCTCAAACTCAATTTTATAAATACCGTCAAGTTGCTGGTCATACGCTGCATTAAAATCTAGAACGAGTTGATACTGTCCTGCGGGCAAGGTTTTGGCAAATTTAATTTTACTCACCCCATCTACCTCGGAGGCTTGCTCATATTTTGCTTTGGTTTTGACGCCCTCTGCCGATGTAATACTCACATCTTTCACCATCAAAGATTTACCATGAATCCAAATGTGATCTATGGCTTGAGCCAGCTTTAAATGAATAGTGGTTTTACCGGTATAGCCTTTTTGTGCGGGATCAATCTTAAAATCTAAATCATAAGATTCGGGTACGACCCACTCGGGTAATTTACCAATCGGGATTTGTTCACTGTTATTCGATGCAAAAATCTGTGTCGCCGATAAAGATAATAATGTTGTAAGTAGTAATCTTTTTTTAAATGAAGGCTTGACCAACATAAGGGATTTATCCTCTGTAGTTTTAAATAAAAAGATGCAGCAAATGCTGTACCACTTCGCTGCATCCACACATCATTCTTAGAATTTATAGTTAAACTCCAACCAACCTTGACGGCCAAATGGTGAATATGATCCTACTGGATAATACGGCCAACCGCCCGTGTCATCTCGTTTCACTTTGTCAAACAAGTTATTAATAATGATTGAAGCAGACGCTTTTGGAGAGATTTGATAAGTACCACTCCAGTTCACTAAATAGGTGGGGCTTAGGTAGACAGTTTGGTCACCGTTTGGAATTTTGCCATAACGATTAACTAATACTGTTGATGCCCAATCTCCAAAGCTCCAGCTGAAACTGGTATTAAAACGGTCACGCCAATCTGGAATAGTTAAATCTTTTAAGTAGTCATCTTTCTCGCCATCTTTTGATTGTTGATATTCATGTTCTAGTACACGGCTATAATTGATCGTCCAGAGAAAGTTACCAAAGCTCTCTGTTTTCCAGCGCCATCTGCTAGTGAAATCAATCCCGCGGGTATGGTCTGATGCAGCATTAATCGGAACAATATTAATATTCTTAATCACATTTGGATCGACAACTGCATTTGCAGGATTACGCTCTACACGTGCCAATGCATCAATACAGGCCGCAGAGTTAATATCTTGGTTGCCTAAACGACAATCTGCTTCTAAGCGTAGAATTTTGTCCTCACTTAAGTTGGTCACAAGATTATCAATTTTGATATCCCAGTAATCGACGCTGATATCAAATTTATTGGTGGGTGACCATACAAAGCCTGCACCATAAGATTTACCCTCTTCAGGTTTAAGCTCTTTGTTTCCGGTTAAAGTGTAGTTCGCCCCAGGTGCATAATCTTTAAAGCTACATTTATCTAAAGGTTGTCCCGTTTGGCTACAACGTAAATAGTCAGTCGTACTTGCGAAATAACCTTTTTGCTTATTTAAGAACAGATAGTTCATATCTGGTGCACGAAAACTAGTTGCATAGTTACCGCGCACCAATAAAGTCGGATGTGGCCTAAACTCAAGGCCTGAACCGAAAGTTAGCTTATCAATGCTGTTATCTGACAAAGCATAACGGTCATAACGTCCAGACAAGGTTAAATTTAATGGTTTCGCTAAAGGCAAGAATAATTCTGCACCAAGTGCTTGGCGTGTACGAGTGCCACTATATTCGCCACTAGAACTCGCATTATAAAACTCACCATTTTCAAGTGCCTGATCCGGCTTAATCGAAAAACCTTGACGTCCAATTTCAGCCACAGCCGCAAGTTTGGCAGTTCCTGCAGGTAACTTAAATACGTCACCATTCGCGCTTAAGGTCAAACTTTGTGCCCATGACTTATCTTTTTCTTTTGTTGTGCCCGAAATACTCTCAAATTCGTTTGCTGTCAGTGGTCGACTTAAACGATCTAAACGAGGTGAATAAATAGGAATACCATCTGCATCTGTGCCAAGTTGCTGACCTAAGAAATATTCATCAACACTCGAACGTAATAAGCCTTGGCGGCGTAGCTGACTGGTATAAATGGAACCATTATAGGCTGCTTCATAACTCCAGCTCGTTTCTCCAATATCGCCTCGAATTCCGAAGTTTAAGTTCGAAGAAAGTTCTTTCCACTTTTTATTTACGCGCTCTACCCCACCTAATTCTTCAGGTGCAAAACGACGATTCCAAATTTCATAATTTCCCGAATCTTGATTGAGGAAATAACCACTTGATCCACCTAAAGATGTCCATGTCGGACCACGCGTATTGTTTTCAATTTGATTGGCGCCAATTAAAAAATCGGCAAACAATTGAGTTTTATCATTTAACTCATAGTCTAAACCGAGATAACCATTTTGACTGCGGTTTTGGGTTTGGACCGTCCAATAGGTTGGTCGTGCCAAACCACTAGCACAATTGTCTGCACCAGCTTGTCCTATATTACTGACTGAACCTTTGAATAAACCATTAAAGGCCTGACACCCACCAATGGAAAGATATTTTCCAGTATTGGCATTTTTACGACCTACAACCGTATCTGGTTTTTCTCCCAAACGAGTTCGGCTCGACATAAAATCTCGATCGGCTGCCCAAATCGGTTCACGGCCACTGAGTTCAACCCCATAAACAAGGCTGAGCTTGTCTAAAGTTTTACTACCACTCAGTTGTAAACGTAAGTTTTCACCACCTTCTTTTGTTCCGCCTGCCTTAATATTAAATTGAGTACCGTCTGTTTTCTTTTTCAGAATAATATTCACCACACCTGCAATTGCATCTGAACCATAAATTGCAGAAGCGCCACCGTTTAATATTTCAATACGGTCAATAATAGCAGTTGGAATATTGGCTAAATTTACGAAATTGACAGAACCGTCGTACGGTACAGGATAGTCTGCAACCCGATGCCCATTAATCAAAGTCAAAGTATGATTCGGTCCTAAGCCCCGTAAACTAATAGCATTAGCCGCAGGCGTAAAAGTATTTCCATAATCGGCGCCTTGTACAAAACCCGTGTTCTGCGTCAGGTTATTAAGCGCATCAAATGCATTACTAAACCCTTGTTTTTCAATATCGGCTGCGGTAATGACGGTCACACTCGTCGGGCCATCTTTTTGTGCTTTTGAAATCCGAGACCCTGTCACAGCAACACGGACTACTTTATCTGTTTTAGCTTGCTTTTGTGGTTGCTCTATAGCTTCTTGCGCATAGCTTTCCAGTGGATGAAACAGTGCAACAAATACAAAAATAAATGAGCGCTTATTTTTTAAAGCTCCTACATATTTCAAGTTATTTAAATACATATTTATTAATAGACAAAATAAAGATCGCCCTACTATATCTACTTTTATTTGACTGATTTATACGCATTTTTCCTAGATATATTTATGTTTAAGAT